TGGGCTCAACAACTTCAAGGACTTCGTTCTTGGTCAGTATCAACAGATGGCTTAGCGGTTATCGAATCTGCTGCTGCTGGTGTAAACGTAGAAGATTTATTTTCTTCTGTAAGTTCAAGAACTGATGTAACTTTGACTTTCTCTACTTTCGTAAGTGGTGACAAGATTTGGACTGGAACTGCAGCGGTTGAGTCTTTAGACTTTACTGGTGACATGGAATCTCCAGCTACTTTCTCTGCATCATTCACTGGAACTGGAGCATTAGTGATGACTACCAACCCATAAACTAAAAACCAAATATATGAGAGGACAATTTAACCTATCACTTTCTGATGGTAAGGTAATACCGCTGCGTTTCTGCACATGGTCTTTAAAGAGATTCTGTCAGTTACAAGGTATAGGCCCAACAGAGATAGGAACAGCTTTAAGCGGTGAATCTGCTTTAGACGCTATCGTTAATTTAGTAAGGTCTGCTGCTGAATACCCTTTCTACAAAGAAGGAAGAACGCCAGATTTTAAGGAAATTGATGTATGCGATTGGATAGATGACATGGGTGGTATCGGTGGAACAAAGTTCCAAGAAATCATGGCTGCACTATCAGAAAGTATGAATAGCGGATTAGAGCAACCTGGTTCTACGTCAACAGAGGCTGGTGAAGAAAAAAAAAATTAGAATGGATTGACATAGAAAGATATACAATGGGGGAGTGTCAAATACTTCCCCATTTGTTTTGGGAGATGACCATGGCTGAATTAGACTTTGTTTGGTATGGTTATAGGCATAAAGAGGAGCAAGAATGGGTAAGGTCAAGATGGCAAACTACTATGCTTGTTAATATGCAACTACCTAAAGGCAAGAAGATTAAGGCGACTGAACTTTTAGAATTAGATTGCGACAAAAGGAATAGAAAGAAGAATGTAAAGATAATGAGTAACGATGAGTTACAAGAGGTACTAAAAAAATACGAAAATATTAAACCAGTATAATAATGGCGAATAATGAAGGTATAGATATTATAATTAAGGCCCAAGACCAGTACACTAAGACTATAAATAATATTACTGCTTCTAATGAGTTGTTTGGAAATAGTCTTAAAAATAATGAAAAAGAATTAGCTGCAGTTACAAAATTAATGGTAACAATGAGGGTTCAAGGAATTGAACCTACAGATGCAGCCATGGTAAAACTTAAAGCTGATTATGATAGACTTAGCCAATCATTAAATAGTGGTGAAGGTGCGGTAAAGAAAACTAATATGCAATTTACTAACCTTGCGTTAGTTATTCAAGATTTACCTTATGGTTTTAGAGGTATTCAAAACAACTTACCAGCTTTATTAGGAAGTATTGCAGGAGTTGGTGGTGCCGCTTATTTAGCATTTTCAGCACTTGTAGCATTATATACTGCTTTTGGTGACCAAATAAATGACGCTATACTTAAAACTACAAATTTTGAGAAAGCACAAAAAGAATTAGGAAAGTCTACGATAGAAGCAGCCAAGTCAACTGAAACAGCAAGAACAGAAATATTAAAAGTAACTTCTGTAGTACAAGCTGCTAAAGATGGGTTTGTTGATAAATCTGCAGCACTCCAATTTTACAATGAAAAACTTGGAGATTCTTTTGGTAAGGTTACTACTTTAGGTGAAGCTGAACAAGCATTAGTTGATAAAGCTCCTAAATATATAGAGGCTTTAATGTTAAAAGCTAAAGCTGAATTTTACTTTGCTAAGGCTTCTGAATATGCAGTAAAAAAAGACATAGCTGGTTTAGAAGACCAAACAAGTGCTTTAGACAAGTTGTTAATTACAGCTAATACTGTTGCTAAGTTTGCTGATGTTAGTGGTGTAAAAGGTATTATTAAAACACTTGTAGAAGGAATTGGACAAGCTCAGAATGAAGGTGTTGCTAAAGTAACAAAAACTGCTGGAACAATAGCTGATGTTCTTACAGAAGAAGGTAAAAAATCAATGAGTGCTTATTTTAAAGCACTAAAAGATTCTGGTTTAACTGATGCAGATATTCAAAGTATTATTGATAAGTTAAATCAAAAGTTATTAAAAACTCAATTAAAAGGTAATCAAGATAGATTAAAGGCTGTTGAAACTGCCAATGATGCAGAAGTTAAGGCTTTTGTTAGCACTTTAGATGAAAGAGGTAAAAAGGAGTATGAAGCTGGATTAAAATTAGCAAAGAACTTAGAAGTAATGAGAGCTGCTGGTTACACAGACTCTACAACATATTATGCTGCATATAGAGCAGAAATAGATAATATTGCTACATTTTATAATAATAAAGAATTAGCAGAAGCTCAAAAGATAGCTGATAAAGTAGCAAGCATCCAACTTGATATGAGGTTTAAAATGGCATCTGCTTTAACAAATATTAATGAAAAATTTGCAAGTGAAGATGTAAAAAATAATAACATTAGATTAAATGCTACATTAAAAGCAACAAGAGGTAATTATCAAGCTCAAAAAGCAGCAATAGAAGAAGCAATCGCAGTAAATAATGCGTATAAATTATCTGCTGAAGAAGCTGGTTATGGTACTGAAGTTTTTACTGCTGCTGGTAAAAATTTAGAATCACAATTAGATGGGTTAGTTGACCCTTTAGAAACACTAAATCAATCATTACAAAATGCTTTTAATCAATTAGACCTTGATTTATTGGTAAACTTTGGTGAGCAAATAGGGAATATGTTGGCTGGAGGTAAATTTGATATTAGTCAAATGGGTACAATATTAGCAGATGCTTTATCTTCTATAGGTAGAGCACTTATTGCTTATGCATTAACTAATGGTGCTGTTGTAGAATTGTTTAAAAACCCTAAAACATGGCCTTTAGCTCTCGCTGCTGGTATTGCAGCAGTTGCTGCTGGTACAGCATTAAAGTCAAAAATTAATAACAATAAAGCTACCGCATTTGCTAATGGTGGTATTGTATCTGGGCCTACAATGGGTCTTGTTGGAGAATATCCAGGTGCTCAAAATAACCCAGAAGTAATTGCACCTTTAGATAAGTTAAAAGATATGATTGGTGGTGGAGGAGGTGGAACATTTGTATTAAGAGGACAAGACTTACTTTTGTCGGTAAATAGAGCACAAAAGGCATCAAATCTTAAAGGACAAAATATAAGTTTAGCATAATGGCATACGGATTAAGATATACATTAACACAGATACTTAAAAATGGTAATTCTCAAGTAATTGAAATATACCAAGAAGATTATACTGGAAGTGTAAAGACCTATAAACCAACGTCTATAACTTTACAACCTAATTCAGCAGAAGAATATCCATATCCAGCAATTATATCAACACAGTTATCATTTTCGTTTATACTTGAAACTGCTGATGACTATAATCAATATCCAAATGTAATCTCATCTAACGATAGATTATACTATGTTTTACTAAAAGAAGGTGCAAATGTAATATGGAGAGGTTATTTATTTAATGACTATTCTCAAGTAGGATTCTCTACTGGTATATCAATATCTTCATTAATTGCAATAGATGGGATTTCGTTTTTGACTAATGAACAATATGTAGTAGATAATAGTATTAATACATTAGTAAGTCACATTGACGTTATTGCTTCTGCATTAAGATTGCTTGGCTATCCATCAGATTTGTTCTTAAATATAGCGTGTTCTTTCTTTGCTGCTGGAATGGCAGATAGAGATGATAGTGTATCAAATGAGCCTTTTAGTCAAATATACCAATATAGACGTGATTTTCAAGATGAAAGCTATTATGTTATATTAGATAACATACTAAAAACATTTAACTGTAGAATGTATCAAGCTAATGGAGATTGGTATATATCTGCAACAATGGAAACTGCTGCACCTACAAGATATTTTACAAGATATGCTATTGGAGCATCAAGCATAACAGTATCATCATCTGGTGTACTTAATAATACTATTAATATTGCACCTTACGCAAGTAATAATGTTCACTTTATAAATAACTCACAAACTAAAATATTAAGAAAGGGATTTTTTAATATAGAAGTAAGAAGCCAATATAGAAGTCCACTTAACCTTATACATAATGCTAATTTAAAAACAACAACTGGAACCTCTCCTACTTTAGGAGCAGTAGGCTGGAGAACTACACTAACTGGCTCTGCAGCAGCAACTGTTATAGAAAACGGTGCAGAACAGTTTAATGATTTTAGTTTAGTTGCTGGTTCTGGTATAGCTGACTTAGAGATATTACAGATAATACAACCATACGTTTATACCCCATATATGGGTGGAACTCCTATTACTTTTAGTTGTGAGCATAAAAATAGTAATGCAATAAAAATACAGATTGCTTTATTAGATACTGGTTCTGGAAATAAATATCTAAATGGTAGCGGAGCTTGGGTAACATCATCAGCTACTTATATAACCTTCCCAGCTTGGGATGGTAAAACTGATTGGGCGACTTTTAGTTTATCTATACCTCCTTTTTTAGTAGGAGTATTTAGCACTACTTTTTTAATGGGTTATATAAATGTAAAAATTAGATGTGATTCAGGTTCTACATTAATAAGAAATTTTCAATTAAGACAAGCAGAAACAGAAGTTAAGTATGCTGTAGTACAAAGAAGTTCATCTCCAGACAAGACTACTGCAGAGGTTTATGAACAGCCTTATGGTCAAATATATCCGAATAATGTTGGACAACAAGTTTTAACATTTGGTTCATTATTTGATAGTACTGGTATATTTTTACAAGGTTGGAATTTTGCTAATACGGGCATAACTGTAGGTGGTAGTATGCCAGTAGATTTCTTGGCATATCAATATATAAAAATATATCAAAGAAATATTGCAACTATTGAAGCTGATTTGGGAGCTATAAAAGGCACAAATGGATATGTATATTTGGATAAGGTTTTTACAGTTACTGATTCAACTACTGGCGATTTAAGTTATAATGGTAAGAAATTTACCGCTAACAGACTTACATTATCTCCTTATGCAGATGAAACAAATTCATTACAATTAATTGAGATATATTACGATGACAATCTTTTGATTTTATTCCCAAGTTATATAACAGATGTAGGCCAACTTGGCCCATTCTGGAATTTAAACTTTAACATAAATATTTAATAATGGCAATTTTAGGTACAAACGTAATTTTATATTACTTTAATGGAACAACAAATATTCCATTTGCGGCTTCTACAAACTGTTCTTTTGAGGTAAGTGTAGACCAAACTAATGTTACTTCTGCAACTTCTGCTTGGTTTAAAGAATTTAAGCCAGATACAGCCTCATGGAGTCTTACTTGTGATGGTTTAATAACATTAAATGATTGGGATTATAAAGATATGTTAGATACTCAATTATCAAGAACAGCAATAGTTGTAAGGTTTGCTGTAGGAACAAGCACTACATACACAATTCAAGGAACAGCTAATATAGAATCAGTAAGTATTGCTGCACCAGTTGAAGGTATTTCTACTTATTCAATATCATTGCAGGGAACTGGAGCATATACTATATCATAAAAATAAAAATATAATAAAATGTCACTTAACGGAACAAATGTAATTTTAGCTAAAGGTGGGGTTGTATTTGCAGCTTCTACATCATGCTCATTAGAAGTATCATCAGACCAAGTAGATATTACTAACAAATCTTCTGGATTTAGAAAAGAATATGTTTATGGCTTTAAGTCATTTACTATTAGCTGTGATGGGCTTATCACATTAGATAACTATGACTATTTTGATATGCTTACTGACCAAGAGAACAATACTCAGATTTCTGTAACTTTCACAATAGGTACTAAAATATTTTCTGGTACTTGTAATATTGAATCTGTATCAGTTGAAGGCCCAGTAGAGGGAGTTGCAACTTATTCTGTTAGTTTACAAGGAACTGGAGATTATACTTTAGCATAATATGAAACATCTTAGAGACTATATACTTATTATTGCATTCTTTTTCTTAGGCGTATTTGCCTATGAATCATGTCATAAAACTGATAAAACAGAAGATATTGACCTATCCAAGTATGTAAAAGTCAAAGAGGTGCACGATACTCTGTACACAAAAACGTACAGAAATAGGTACATAAAAGGGGATTCTATCCCTTTTGTGATTATAGCTACAGATACGACTACTATTCATGATACAGTACGCATAATAAACGATTATAATGCGGTATTAGCTTATACCGATACCATTAAGCAAGATTCTAATATCTTTGTGATTAATGATACCATAACCAAAAATCGTATCAAGTCAAGGTCTTTTGAGGCCAAGATTACCGAAAAAACCATCTATGTTAAGCAATTTTATGCAGAAAAAGCCAAGTATAGGCTTTATTACGGCATAAGAGGCGATTTTAGCCAATCTAATGGATTAGAAGTAGTAAGTCCTGGATTGATGTTAAGTGCCAAAAATAAGGCTCTAATAGGCCTTAATCTTAATATTAATAAAAATAACAATATGAGTTACTCTGGTAGCTTGTATTTTAAAATAGGTAAAAAGTAACATGGCTCCAAAGAAAGATGTAAATGTAAGTGCTAATCCTCTACCGATTAGTTTTTCCCAATTTAGTAAAGACCCGATTAAGGGCACTATGTTTTTAGTTATCATCGGTATAACTGTCCTTTATGTAGACATTAGAGGCAATTTTAACAATCAAATCAACTCTCAAGACGCAAGGATTACTAATCTTGAGTATAAAGATAGCTTAAAAACACAAGCGTTAATTGAGTGTAAAACAGCCCTAAGTTCAACGACTACTAAGTTAGAGACTCTTGATGCAATGGGTGCTATTAAATCATCTGTAAAATAATAGGCCATGAAATCAATTCTTTTAATTTTTGGGTTTCTAACGGTTACAGCCACAACGATTAATGTGACAGCTAAAAAAGAGGATAACAAGATTGCTGAGGATAAGGAGTTTGAGCAGTTCATGAATGATTTTAACCAGACCTTAACTAAGAACAAAGCTGTTCAAGTAAAAGCAGATGAGGCTAAAGAAGCAATAGTAACGTCTACCGTTAACAAGTTTGCCGAAATTAAGCAAGAGATAAGCACACTAAAAACCGAACTAAATGAAGTTAAGCAGACTTTGGATAGTGTTAGTAATGATACTGCTATCAGTTTCAGCGTACTCGCAATATCCCACTACAAAAAAGATTAAGGGTGACTCTGTAGTTATAATGACCATAGGTCAAGCAGATACCATCAATAAATTATATAAGTCCTATAACGATACAATAATCGCTTATAAGGACTCGTTAAAATCTAAAACAATAAAACATGATTCTATTTTCACTATCTACAGCTATAAAGTTAGTACGCTTGAAAATTACAAGTATCGCTACGAAGCTAATCTCGAAACATATCGTAATAGAGAAAAAGAACTTGACAAGATGGAT